GTACACACCAAACTTGGTACTGTAGGCGGAATTGATAGCGATCAATTTGCTAGCTTATCTCCAGGTGATACAATCATTCTTTCATCTAGAATTCCTTCATCTTCACGTCAAGTATTTTTAGACAAATATAGCAGAGCTTTACCGCACGGTAGAATCGATATTAATTCTGTTGCTCTCAAAAATGGTGAATACAGCGTTAATGCTCCCGCCTACTTAAGAATGGGTGATGATGGATTACTTAAGGTTGAAGGTGAAGTAACTCTTAATCAAATGGGTCTTGACTTTGATGGTGCTCTAGCAAGATTACAACAAGGCACACAATCATCTAAACTATCTTCAGCTGACCAAAGAATTTTGTATGATGATTTGGTAACTACACAAGGTACAACAGGTTCTTCCTTTAGAGTTGATGCTGATAATGTAGAAGATGCTTTCGCCGAAGTTATGGCCAAGCTCGTTAGAGTCGGGTATGATGCTGGATACTATGGATAATGGCTATCGTAAACAGTTACTCTGGATTTGTTGTCGCGAACACTGGGTTTGATGGTGATAGTGACAATGATTCTGAGTTCGGAGAAAACTTAAATAGATCTATCCAACGTCTTAATGCAGACTATGCATTGAGTGCCGGCATTACCAATACATATATTGATGGTTATATAAATCAATATGGTAATTCAGCAAGATTTTCCACAAATGAACAAAGACTAGTACAAAATCTCATAAGAGAATCAATCAATGTCAACGGGATAACCGTGAGGTATATGCCTAGGTCATCTGAATATACTGATGGTGTTTGGAATGAAAGACCTGAATCTGTTTTTGATTCAGGATACCAATGTGATATGTTACTTGCTGCAGCTTCTGGATTTGAAGGTGAAGGCGATATTCTTACACAATATGGTATGGAATTCAGAGAAGAAGTGATTCTGAATTGTGCCATCGATAGATTTACAGAAATAGACTCAGACTACAGAAATGTTTTAAAAGCAAGATATACTGATTCAGATATTTTTGCAAGTGCAGCCGATAGTGAGTTATGGCAAAAAGATATTAATAGATATGCTCGAACTAGACCGCTTGAAGGCGATTTAATTGTAGATTTAATTGTAATTCCATTTGGTAGATCTGCACAAAATAAAAGCCAATATGTACCAAAAGTTTTTGAAATTTCAAGAGTTACAACATTCCATGATGGTGCTTTCTTTCAATTAGGAGACAACTATCAATATAAACTACATTGCAAACTCTTCGAACTTTCAGGTGAAGACCTTAACTTTAATCCTACAGCCGTTAACTATGATAACACAGGTAGAGCAATCAACACAACTGATGAAAGAGTTTCTCAAGCTAAATCAGGAATTGANTTTACAGATTCAGAAACAAAAGCTANTGATATTACAGATAGTGATGCTATCTTTGATTCATGGGCCAAGAACACAGAGATTGAAATGCGCGCTGAAGAGCAAGAAGTATATGATGATGATGGCGTAGTCAGAGAAAGACCAAAAAATATTGTAGATGATTATACTGCAAGGGCATTTGGTGTTCCTGGAATTAGAAATTTGGATGACATTTAAAAATGATTGGTAGACACTTTTATCACGAATCTGTTAAAGCTGCGGTTGCAGTATTTGGTAGTTTGTTTAATAACATCGTGGTTAAGAGACGTGACGGAAAATTAGTTCCAGTTGCAATTGCATATGGTCCTAGATCGAAATGGTTAGAAGCACAGAAAACATTACAACCTGAAGAAGAAATGTTTGAAAAGATCTTGCCTAGGCTTTCATATGAACTTGTTGCAATGCAATATGATATTAATAGAAAAACAACAAATAAAAATACGATAGTAAGAACACCAGATCAATTAGGTACACCAAGACAAAAAGTTCAAAATCCAGTTCCATATAATCTTAACTTTAGTTTGTATTTAGAAACTAAAAACTTAAATGATGGCTGGCAAATTCTCGAACAAATATTGCCATTCTTTACTCCATCTTATACTGTGCAGGTTAGACATTTTCCTGCTGATGCAGATTCAGAAACTCCGTTGCCAACCAANGCATATGATATGCCTATTACTTTACAGGCTATTACTTGGACCGATGATTGGACTGGAGAAATTGCAGAACGTAGAACTATTGAATGGACCCTTGAATTTGAAACAAAAATATATTTACATGGTCCTGTGGCAGCAACATCGGTAATCTATGATGCTAGAGTTGCTATCGCTACACCGTCAGATGAAACTAAAAGTCTCAATTCTTTGAATAGAGGTGATAGTGATTTAGTTGGTATTGAAGGTGGTTATGCAAGCCTTCATAAACCAGATTCAGACGCAGTATTCGACACAGACTCCGTGTTTAGTCCGTCTATACTTAATCTAACTGATTCGGATGGAAACATTACGAAGATAGTTAGAGACATTAATTTGTAGGAATAAATAACTCATGGCAGCCAGAGACTTAATCAATTTAGGTGTATCACCAGATTCCGGAACAGGAGATTCAGCACGCAAAGGTGGTGCTAAAATCAATGACCTGTTTGCAGATATCTATACAACCTTCGGTGATTCACCAATCAATACAAATAATAGCACAGCTTACTATGCATATCGCAGAGAGTTCGGTGAATTCGAATATAAAGTAGGTGAATTGCATGCCACTGGTAAATTCAAACCAGTATCATTTAGAACTACAGCTCTTGACAGTGAAGCTTCAGGTTATTTTGACTCAGAATTTGGCTGGTCAATTAGAGCAGATGTAGACAGTGATGGTATTCCGGAGTTATATTTAGATTCTGAATTCTATTTCTTATCACGCGGTGAAATGATTGATATCGATGCAAGTGGTGTAGATAATAATGGTACACTTAATCTTGTTTTACCATTAGCCGCTCGTGGTGATGTTGTAAAAGTAAGAGAAGTTCGTGGTAGTCTTGTAAATGGTAAATCAGTTAACATTTGGACAACACCTATCGAATTTTTAGATAGCGATCAAAAAAATGAATGGGCAACGAAAAATAATGATTTGCCAACACCACCAATTACTCACACATATGTTAGAAATTCAGCAGGTACATTTGTAGGTGCATCTGTTCGTAAAGTAGAATATGATAGTGATGGTGCTATTTTTTCTAAAAGATCTTTAGGATACAGCATAGGTTTTGGTGGTGTAATTTCATCTAATACTCCCGTAAAATCCAATATCAATCTTACACAAAGCGATAAAGTATATGAATTCGTGTACGCCGGCAATGATGTTGGTTGGATTTATAATACTACAGACACCAGATATATTGCTCCATCTACAGATGATTTCTTTGTATACACAGATTCATGGGATTCTGATCAGTGGCATCAGCTTACATCAAATCTCACTATTGACGGAACTGAAGTAGTACCAAATGGATACTTTATGTTACCTATCACAAAGGGAACATCTGGTCAAGATAGAGACTTCAGTAGTGTTACAAAAATAATGGACGTTAAAGTCTATAAAAACGCGATTCAAAGTGGTGACACCAGTGCAATTAACACGGAGTTTTTAGAAGTACTAAGAGCTCAAATGTATAACGCCATTGATTCTGAAATGACTGATGGCACCACAGATTCTGATAAAGTCACAAGATTTAAAACTGTATGGGGTACTCAAGGTGCCGCATCTGGTTCGAACGTGAATAGTTATGGTGCAGATGGTTATTCAGGATTTACAAATACCAATAACATGTATCAACCTATGACCGTAACAACATTCATAGACAATGCTGGGAATGTAATGGTATTCTCACAAACAAAATTTCAAGGCACAGCAGTAGTAATTACTCTAGGATAAGAAGTCATGGCAATAAACACTAATAACGGAAGACCAGTTTACCAACATAGGAGAACACAATCCAGTGGTTTGAATACTGAGGGTCAACCAACAGTAGAACAGATTGAAGAAGGTGAAATTGCCATTAACCTTACGACTCGTAAGATTTATACTAAAAGACAACAGGTTATTCGTGGTGCTGACTCAGACTTTTTAGAAGGACCTACAGTTCGTAAAGCCGGTGCAGTAGTGTATACAGGAACAGATTCTGATTTAAGAATTCCTGGTTTTATGCCTTATGGTCAACAAGTTAAAAATGGTTTTAAATTAAAAGTAATTCAAAGAAGATTACTTGATTCTGACCAAGCTGGTAAAAATATTACTTTTAACATACACCAAAAATATTTCCTAGATTATGCTAATGCCTTAGATTTTCCTAAAAGAAGTGCAGGTACTCAATTTGCCGCAGTAGCAACATCAACTCGTTCTACACTTGCAAGTAACTATGGTGTAAGATATGATGCAAGGCACTTCCCAGATTCAGATGAATTTGGAGTGACAGGTGAAAGCAGTTCTTTAACAAGCACAAAATCTGCATCTACAAGATTAAACACTTTACTACATGATAGTGATGGTACTGTTGCAGCCGGAGCCGCAGCAATCAACGCCGTTGGTGGTGCATCATTTGGTGGTGGTGTTGTTGAAATCTCATTTAATATTGATTCTGATTTCTCAACACAACAAGTTGCAGAAAGAATTAACAACGCTATTCAAGCATCTACTCAATTAGATACACTTGATTCAAACATTATTGCAGAAATTGATTCAGATAATCCTGAAATTATTTATGTACATGGTGGTGATAAAGTTATTGAATTTTCTCCAAGTGAGAAATTTGTAACGTATATTGATTACGGTTTGACACCACTATACAAATTTTATTCTAATGATTCAGATGGTGTATTATTCCAAAGAGATTCTGAAGGTGCTGCATATCCTAAAAGAATTGAAGTAACATTCAGAGTACCATCTGAAGTGAATCGAAGAGTTGGCGTATCAGGTAATACTTTGCCTACCACAACCAAGGGTTTTAGAAATAAAAATGCATCACCCTTGTTCAATAGACCATCTGTGGTACTAAGAGATACAGTTGGTAATATTGGTTCTATTGACTCTGATAATGTATTTGATAACGAATTTGGTTTTAGAAGTGCAGACTTTGGTGCTTCAAATGAAATTGTAAGTTTGAATGCTATTGCTACTATTGGTCCAAATGCTCCGGAATTTGATGTTGGTAGTGGTAACCTTTGGGTAGAAGATCGTTCAAGCAAAACACCACGCTATGATGCTGTAGACTCCGAAACTCATATAATTTCGGTTAACTTCTATAGTAGAGGTGGTGCTCCTGCTTCTACAATTCCAGCAGCTGTAGGAGATTTTGAAATCGATTATGGTCCATTGTCTACAATGGCCGATTATACCGACTCTGACACTAAGTTGGTGCTTACTGGCGGTGACTCTGAAGCATCTGTTGCATTTAAGATTTGGAGATTGTTGAAGGGTATCACAAGAGGTGGTGTACAACAAATAGATTATGACTCGGATACTACTGGTGTTCTGGCTAATGATGTAATTCTCTCAAACAGTGAAGCTCTACAAGGACCAGGGTCAAGAAGTATTGGCACTGAGGCCGGCATCACTGATATTGCAAGCGGTTACAATATTGTAAAAGCATCATTTGATTCTGAGCATGACTCTGAATTGTTTGGTTGGGATATTTACGTTCAAACATCACTTAATACTGGTGACTCAGATGGTACTTCAGCAGATCAAAGACATAAGTTTGTAATCAACACTGTTAAAAACAAGAGTAAAGGTGACTCTGACTCAGACTTTGTTGGTATGGTAATTCGAATTACTGATAAACAACAAGAAACAAATAGAGTAAGAGCTGGTCGCCAGGCAGCTGAACTCTATTATCTAGATGCAACATTGCTTGATGACCCGACAGCACAAGCTATTGCGCTTACATACGATGATGATGATGCGAGAGCAGCTGTTAACATTGTTGTATATGATTTTAAACCTGATAGAGTAAATAGAGACTCTGACGGAGCGAAGAGATTTGCTGAATGGAGAAAAGTAACAGCTCCTTCTGTTCTCTCTCCGCAAGCAGCAGACTTCCAAGTAGGAGGTCAAACATTCTCAGCATCGGCAACACTCAGAATTTTGGATGTTAATGGTGCTACAGTATTCTCAGGTTCAGTCCTGTTATAGACAACGGTGAAACATGGTCAGACCACTAAGATTAGATGGAACTAGCGCGCTTAGACAAATGTCTGATGCAGATTTGACACGTCTGCAGTATAATTTATCTGTAGCATTCGCAACAAAATTAAATGCTGGAAATGATTATGGCGGATTGAGAGTTGGTTCTGCCGGTAATTATACTTTAATCGGCACTGCTACAGACACAAAAAGACAACAAGTCCAAGCTTCACAAGCTAGAACATTACTTGCTGCAGATGATGTAGACCCTGACGGTGGTGGTCCAGTGGCTCCAGGTGATTGGCCGGCCGCCCCAGCAACAACAACTACTACCGTAACAACATATAATTATTATCAGTGGTTAGGTTCATCTGCCACTTATCCTGCTACATCAGCATTAGATGGAAAGAGTTATTTGTATTGGACTGGTTCAGCTTTACGTACCGCAGGTGCTACAGAATCTCAATTGGTCGATGAAGTAGTTTCTGGAGCTATCACTGATATGCTGTCTGGAACAGAAGTTGGAACATATAGAGTTGCAACATCAGCACCAGCTGGTGGTACTTGGGTAGATAAAGGAACTTGGTTTACAGATACAACTTACAGTGCCGGATCCACAACATATAAACTATGGTTGAAAACTGCTCATTCATCTACTCCTGGCACTGATTATAAACCAGTAGGATGGAATAGTGCAAACTCCTACATAAAAGAAGTAAATAATGTATCCGCTAGNGCGCTNGTTCAAGATATTCTTTTACCTGTTTTACAGAGAAGAATTACTTTGTCCGGTGATTTAAACTATAGTGTTGTTACTTCATTGACTGGTACAAATAGAGGTTCTTTTGTTGATTCAATTCAAACAGGTTCTACACCATCATATGTATTTACAGACCCAACATATTTCACAACTTCAACTCCATCTGGTGCAGCAACCGCCACAGCAACTAGATATTTACAAATAGATTAGGAATAAATAAATCATGAGTGAAAATAATATTGAAAATCAAATTGAAAGCTTAACACAGGAGCTTTCATCAGATGATATTAAATTAGATGTCCCGCTAAGAGGACCTGTTATGCCTAATCAAGAGCAGCGAGTTGATTTAGCTGATGGTACACTTACATTCGAATATGCAAGATGGACAGACGCAACACGCACTATGGTTCAAGCGGCGTACTTTGATTCAGAAGGTTGGGGTAGAATTGAAAATTTTGCTGCTAGACCAGACGAAGGTAGTCTCTTCATTAAACTCATTGATGTATTCAGCATTGAAGATATTGATGAAATGTCAAACTACTTTTGGGATAATGAAAGAAAATTCACTCAACAAATTGAAGAACTTGAAGCTTGGAAAAAAGATGGTAAGTTCTATGAATATGAAGACTGGAGAAAATCTGGTGAATTGCAACAATTCCTAGATTTTAAAGAATCCGGTCAACTTGAAGAGTTTAGAATTTGGAAAGAAAAAGGTCATGAGTATAAAGAGCTTGCAGACCGTGTTGATAAATTTG